CTTGCTGCTGAGGCTGCTCTTCAAGCTGAAGTTGATGCAGAAGAAGTTGCTAGAGCTGCTGCTGACGTTACCCTTCAAGGTAATATCGACGCAGAAGAGACTCGTGCAATGGGAGCTGAAGCTGCTCTCGCTGCTGATCTTGCTGCTGAAGAAGCTGCTCGTGCCGCTGCTGACCTTGTTCTTCAAGGCAACATCGACGCAGAAGAGACTCGTGCAATGGCTGCTGAAGCTGGACTTGCGTCGGATATTTCCGATGAAGAGACAAGAGCTATGGCTGCTGAGGCTGGACTTGCATCAGACATTTCTGATGTTGCTGCTGATCTTGCATCAGAAGTAACCAATCGTGCTGCTGACGTTGATGCAGAAGAGACTCGTGCTCTTGCTGCTGAGGCTGCTCTCGCTGCTGATATTGCTGCTGAAGAAGCTGCTCGTATTGCAGACGTTGATGCAGAAGAGACTCGTGCTCTTGCTGCCGAGGCTGCTCTTCAAGCTGAGATTGATGCAGAAGAGGTTGCTCGTGCCGCTGCTGTAAGTGCTGAGGCTTCTGCCCGTGCCGCTGCTGACTCTGCTCTTCAAGCTGAGATTGATGCAGAAGAGGTTGCTCGTGCTGCTGCTGTTAGTGCTGAAGCATCTGCTCGTGCTGCTGCTGATGTTACCCTTCAAGGTAATATCGATGCAGAAGAGTCTCGTGCTATGGCTGCTGAGGCTGTTCTTGCATCTGATGTGTCTGCTCTTGAAGGACGCATGGATACTGCTGAGTCTGATATTGCTGCTCTTGAGTCAACTGTACTCTACGTTGCAAATGTTATCACTCGTGAGTCTCCAAGTGGTTCTATCAACGGATCGAACGCCAACTTCTCGTTGGCACACACACCTGTTCTTAACAGTGAGCACGTTTATTTAAACGGACTCTTGCAAGAGCCTGGTGTTGGAAACGACTACTCTATCTCTGGTGGAACAGTAACATTTGCTGTCGCTCCTGTGAGTGGAGATCGTATTCGCGTTAGCTACATGAAGGCTTAATTAAGTCTCATATAGAGTAACTTAAAAATAGTGGTGCCTCACCTCGTGGGGCACCACCCACTCTTTTCAAAGTGGACTATAGTATTACCATAAAAATTTAAAGATTTTACTTAACGGAAAATAACCATGTCAACACAGATTCGTGGTAATAAACAGATTAAAAATATTACCATCGGGAACGCACAAATCACCGATGGATCAATCGAACTCGACAAACTCAAAGACGGATCAGAACTCTTAAAAAGAGATGGTTCGGTAGTTGCAACTGGCGACTTTGACTTCAATAGCAATCAAATTAAAAATGTTGGTGCACCTATAGACGACAACGACGCTGTTCGTAAAGTCGATCTTGATGCTATTTCTAGTGGTACTACAATCACTAGAGAAATTCCATCTGGCACAATCAATGGAACAAACACAAACTTTACACTCGCTAGTACACCAAATCTTGGCACTGAGCAAGTGTTCATAAACGGTTCGCTTCTTAATGCTGGAGCAAACTCTGATTATGTTGTTGATGGTTCAACCATTACGTTTACTCTTGCTCCACAGAGTGGAGATGTAGTGCTTGTAAACTATGTTACTGATGCTGTTGTAGTTAGCTTAGACATAACAAACACTCTTAATCAGTTTAATTCTCGATTAACAACTGCTGAAAGTGAGTTGTTTTCTGCACAAGGAGATATCACCTCTCTTGATAGTGATTTATCTGGAGTAAATGCTCGTTTAACTTCAGCCGAGGGAGACATCACCGCTCTTGAGGGTGACGTTGTTGCTGTTGAAGCAAGTGTGTCTTCTCTTCAATCAAATGTTGGCACACTTCAATCTGGATTATCATCTGAGGCATCGACTCGTGCTGCTGCCGATAGTGCTCTTAGCACCACAGTAACATCCGTTCAAACTAGCATCACTTCTATCGGAAATAGAGTTACTGCTACTGAAGGTGACATCACTGCTCTTGAAGCTGCTGATTCTACATTCGATGTTCGTGTTGGAAATATTGAAGATGGACTTCAAGCTGAAACATCTGCGAGAACAAGTGCTGATAGTGCTCTTAGTTCTCGTGTAACGACTCTTGAAAATGCTCCAGCTCCTGTAACTTCGTATAACAATCTCACTGATAAGCCTACATTGTTCAGTGGTTCGTATACTGATCTTTCTAACAAACCTACTTTGTTTGATGGTGCGTATGCAAGTCTTTCTGGCAAGCCTAGCTTGTTTAGTGGCTCATATGACGATCTTTCTAACAAACCAACTATAGCATTAGCTGCTCACCAATGGTCTGCTAATCACACAATAGCTGATGGAACAAGATATTTGATTGGTGACATCGTATACGACAACGGAAACATTTACGTTGCAAATTACGAAAATGAGAGCATGCCAACTTCAAGTGCATTGTATTGGACAAATCTTGGTCCAGGCAAACGACTCAACATTGATGGAAGAGATATACAAAACATTCCATATTCAAGTTTGACTGGTAAGCCGTCTCTATTCAGTGGTTCGTATAACGATCTTACTAACAAGCCATCTTTGTTTGATGGTGCGTATGCAAGTCTCTCTGGAAAACCAACAATATATACACCAGTCAAAGAAGTTCCTTCTGGTAGTGTTAATGGTACAAACGTAACATTTACAATATCAAATGCACCTGCTGTAGCTGGTACTGAACAAGTGTTCTTGAACGGATTGTTGCAGTTTTCTGGTGTTAGTGATGACTATACAATTTCGGGTGGTACCATCACTTTTAATACCGCACCTGAAACTGGTTGGAAACTTGTTGTATATTACTCCGTTTAATAAATAGTTTAAGATTTTAGGTAAAATAGGATAACTATCATGTCAAAGACAGAAGTTTCAGGAAAACAATTAAAAGACGGCTCGGTTGAACTTGTAGACTTAGCACCAGAAGTATCTGGTGTTCTCGACACTCTCCAGAGCGATGTTGCAACTCTTCAAACAGACGTTGCTGCAAAAGCTGACGCAGGAAATCTTGCATCAGTAGCAACAAGTGGTTCATATAACGATCTCTCAGATAAGCCATCAATACCTAGTGTTGCTGGTCTTGCAAGCGAGACATACGTGGATACTGCCGTTGCTGGTAAAGCTGATAGCGCATCTCTTGCATCAGTAGCAACAAGTGGTTCGTATAACGACCTTGCTGATAAGCCATCAATACCTAGTGTTGCTGGTCTTGCAAGTGAAACATACGTTGATACTGCTGTAGCTGCTGTTGTTAATAGTGCACCTGCAACATTGGACACACTCAAAGAACTTTCAGATGCTCTTGGTGCTGATGAAAACTTTGCTACAACTGTAGCTGGACAAATTGGTGATGTTGCGTCTGATGTATCAGCTCTTGATGTGCGAGTAACATCACTAGAAGGCGATCTCAACACATTACAAAGTGCTTCTGCACCAAATCTTTCTCAGTTGGGTGGGGTTGCTATTACATCTCCATCGTCTGGACAAGTGCTCAAGTATGATGGTCTTGGATGGGTAAATGCTGCTGATAGTACATTCAGTGGAGCGTATGCAGATCTTACTGGCAAGCCTAGCTTGTTCAGTGGTTCTTATACAGACCTTACTAGCAAGCCAACTCTGTTTGATGGTGCGTATTCTAGCTTAACTGGAAAGCCAACTCTTGCAACTGTAGCAACAAGTGGTTCATATAACGATCTTACTAACAAACCAACAATACCAGCTTCACTTGATGATTTGAGTGATGTTGTTATTACTTCTGCATCTAAAGGACAATTTGTTGTTCACAACGGAACATCATTTGTAAATTCAAGCACAATAGAGGCTTCTGATGCTGCTGTTAAACCTTTGATTGTAAAAGGTGCTGCATCTCAAAGTGCAAACTTACTTGAAGTTCAAAATAACACGGGAACTTCTTTGCTGTCCGTCAGTAACATTGGTACAATAACATCAGGAATGTTCTCAACATATGCTGGAGGAGGACTTGGTGTTACAGGAATTGGAAGTGGCAATTCCTCGTACAGTGCACAAGGTGTTTACTTAAATGCTTCAGTAAGCGCATACGGCGTCATGGACATGGTAGGAAACAATGGAGGATTCATTGACTTTGCTGCCGCAAACGAAGATTATCACGGAAGACTTTTGTATGATCGTGGAAGTCACGCATATTACTTCTACACAGGAGCAAATGCAACTGCAAAAGTTTACATAGACCGAGACAACTATGGAACTCTTTGGGTTGGCCCTGGTTCTGCATCATCTAAAGGTGTTGTTGTTCAGGCGGCTGCGTCACAAACAGCAAACTTGTTTGAAGCACAAAACAGTTCCGGTACAGTATTGTTCTCTGTTGATAAAGACGGTAGCATGGCTGCTGGAACTGTGCCTGTAGCTCGTGTATCTGGTCTTGCAACTGTAGCAACAAGTGGATCGTATAATGATCTGACTAACAAACCCGCTGCTGGTGCATCAGACCTTGATGGTCTTAGCGACGTTGTTATTACATCTGCTGCTAAGGGCCATTTCATTGCACATAACGGCACAAACTTTGTTAATACAAGAATTATAGAAGCCGACGTTGCCGCTACTGTTCCAATGACACTTAAAGGTGCTGCATCTCAATCGGGCAACTTTTTACAAGTTCAAAACAGCTCATCACAAATACTGAACAAAATTGGTTCTGATGGATCAGTTTCTATGTATGACTCGGCTGGTGCTAATGGCTATACAGTTTCTAACTCCACTGGAAATGAAAAGCACACATTGGCTTCACAAAAAGCATTTCAAATAACACAACCTGGAGTATACGGAACTGCCACTACGTTTAGTATTGGTGCTGATGATACGCTTGATGAAAAAGGAAAATGGCAGATTCGATACGGAACCTCTGGTTCGTCGGGTGCTTTTGTCAACTTTAGACCAGGATATCAAGACTCCAATCGGTTTGGTGGAGTTGGAATCATGGTTCCTGACGATATGTATGTGAAAGCGAGATTGCACATTCACAATGTGCCGTTTCCAACACAAAGCAATTATGGGGATTTTACTGGACTTTTAATTCAAAATTATGACAATCAGTCGGGCACCAATGCCTTTGAAATTCAAAATCATAGTAATGTCAAACAGTTTGCAATCAACAAGCAAGGACAAGTTCAAGCTGTAAGTGCTGCAACTAAAGCACTTGTTGTTAAAGGTGCTGCATCTCAAACAGCAAATTTGTTTGAGGTACAAAACAGTGCTGGTACAGCATTAGCTACTATTGCATCTGATGGAACTCTTCATACAGCTCGATATACCGAAACTGTTGCTAATGCGTTCAACACATCACTTGCTCCATCGACTGGAACATTGACTGTTAATACTGCATTAGGAAATGCTGTACTTGGTGCTCTTAGTGCTGCTGTTACAACTTGGGCGTTTACAAACGTACCAACTGACAATAGCAAAGTTACTACTGTAACTGCTGTAATTGCTGGTAATGCATCATACACTTACGGAGATGCTTGTTCTGTGAACGGATCTGCTGTCTCTGGTGGTATTATGTGGAGCGGTGGCTCTGCACCAACTGCAACTGCTGGTACAGACATCATCACATTCATTATAGTTAAAGACAGTGCTGGCACCGTTAAGGTGTTTGGTTCTGCGACAACTAACTTTAGCTAGTTTGTAAAATAGGTGAGTGGTGCTTAGTGTGCCACTCACTTCTATTAAAGGAAATTTCTTATGCCAATCTCATTTGGTTTTGGTAAAGCACAGATTCTACCCAAAGGTCAGTCACAGGCAACAGGCATAGTCACACAAAATCTAGTTCTTCATCTTGACGCCTCAAACGCATCTAGCTACCCAGGCTCTGGAACAACCTGGACTGATTTAAGTGGCGCAAATAGAAATGCAACACTTCAGTCGGGTATGACATACTCCTCTGGTGAGGGTCAGGGCTCTATAGTATTTACACCAACAACATATGCAACAATTAGTGGAACAAGCTCATTTATTAATAATACCGCATATACAAAATCTGTGTGGGTGAAATTCACATCAACAGGAAATTTCAAAAATTTAATATCGTCAGCAAACAACAATGCACACGCATTTTGGGTTCCTGAAGGTTTTAATGGAGTGTTTCAGAAACTATGTACAGGACATAATGGACAGTGGACTGCAACTGCTGGTGCAACAACCATTCAACCAAATGTGTGGTACAATTTTTCTATGACATTTAGCCCAACAAATGGAATGAGAGTGTATATTAATGGCGTATTGGATGGTTCAAATGCTACGCAAACCGCAACATTTAGTCCAGCCGACAGTCTTCTTTATATAGGATCATACGGTCTATTGGGCAATGGTTTTAATGGATTTATGACAACTGCGCTAATATACACCAGAGAGTTGTCGGCACAAGAGCTGTTGCAAAATTTTAATGCAACAAAAAGTAGACATGGTTTATAAAAATTTACCGTAGGTATCAAATATGAAACACCATCTGTACGACATACTGAAAGATTACACACAGTCTGTTGCAGATGGTTTTTCATTTTCTGGCGCACTTAAAAGCATAGCACTACTAATTGCAGCATTTTTGGCTCCTATAGCGACCGTCATCTTTGCTGTGATGTTCTTGATATTTGTGGATCTAGTTACAGGAATTTTAGCATCCATAAAAGAAAAGCAAAGACTCACCAGCTCTGCGATGTCAAGAACCATAGCAAAAACATTTGTTTACTGTACAACCATAATTGTAACTTACGTTGTGCATAAATACTTACTGGTAGGCTTCGACTTCCCAGTAGAAAGTATTGTGAGTGGTTTCATAGCTCTTACAGAGATGAAATCGATTTTGGAAAACATGGACAGAATAAGCAATCATTCTGTTCTCAAAGACTTAATACTAATATTTTCTAACGAGAGGGAGAGACGGCTGCCACCTAAACCAGTCAAGAAAGACAAAAAGTAGGCATGGCGTATGGCTCTCATCACAAGCACAATTCAAAATGTTGACGTTGCAAAACTCAAACATGAAATTGAAAGTGCTGGCAACTACAAAGTACAAAGCATCACAGTAACGTCTACAGGAGTAGACGTTGTTGTTTTAACACCAACTGGCGCCGACATCTCTGAGGGTGAGGCCGATACTCTAAAGACCAGTGTTATCGATGCACACCAAAGTCAACAACGAAGACGAATACTCGTTAAAGATGCACCAGTGAATGATGATGAGGCAACAAATCTTGCCACTATTAATTCAACTATTGACGAACGTATTGCTGAACTTGTTGATGGTGCGCCAGATGTCCTTAATACACTCAATGAACTATCAAATGCACTTGGAGATGATCCAAATTTTGCAACTACAATTGCAAATCAGATTGGAGATATCTCAGATACAACAAGTGCAATTGATATTCGTGTGCAGGCCGTCGAATCTGATGTTGTAACACTCTCATCATCCATTCAACAAGAATCGGTTGATAGAGTTGCAGGTGACTTAGACACATTGACAACTGCACAGTCATACACAAACACACAAGTTGATGCCTTAGAAGACACACTAGCTACTGTAGCAACAACTGGTTCGTATAATGATCTTACTAACAAGCCTACAATTTCTACAGCAGGCTCTAGTGGCTCATACACAGATCTTACAAACAAACCAACAATACCATCAGCAATCGATGACCTGTCCGATGTTGCCGTGTCTGCTCCTGCAACAAATCAACTTTTAAAATTTAACGGCACACAATGGGTCAATGCACAAAGCTATTTTGGTACTGGTTCGTATAACGACCTTAACGACAAGCCATCACTTGCTACTGTAGCAACGACTGGCTCTTACAATGACCTTAATAACAAGCCATCACTTGCTACTGTAGCAACAACTGGTTCGTATAATGATCTCACCAATCAACCAACATTACCTTCAGCAATACCTACAGGTATGCTTGCACCATTTGCTGGTGCTGTTGCGCCGACAAGTTGGTTAATGTGTGATGGTAGTGCAGTGTCTCGTTCTACATACAGCACACTTTTTTCAACGATTGGTGTTTCATATGGCTCTGGTGATGGTACAACAACATTTAATGTTCCTGATTTACGTCGCAGAACTCCTGTAGGTAAAGGAACTTCAGATTCTTTGGGATCAAGTGATGGTGTTGCTGAAGCTAGTAGATTGCTCACACACTCACACTCAATTCCGGCTCACTATCATGGCATGGGTGCTGGCGCAACATTAAACATCACAAGCACTGGTTCTGGGACATCAGGAATTGAATCAGTAGGACATACACACACAGTATCAGGTACTACAGGAAACGATTCGCCAGACCATGCACACTCAGGCTCTACCAGTTATGAGTCGGCAGACCATGCTCACTATGTAAGTGGGTCAACTGCCAGCGACGGTTCACATAACCACTTAATACCAACATCGAGAGGATCCGGCTTAAATACTGGATCTCCTAGTGGTAGAGTGGATAAAAATGACGGCGGCACAGTGAGCAGCACCGGTACTGTGGATAGTGGAACAACTTCCAGCACACACTCACATGCAATTGGAATATGGTCTGGTGGAGTTAATGCAAATCACTACCACACATTTACTACTTATGGAAGATCTGCATTTCATCAACACGCATTTTCAACATCATCAGGTGACGTAAGCGCAAATCACACACACGCCATACCAAATCATACACACGGATCCGCAAACTTTTCTGGGTCTATAGGTTTGGTTACAGGCGGTGTTGATGGCAATGCGGCGATGACTTCTGGTACACAAACTCTACCACACTTAATTGTCAACTACATTATTAAAACATAAGAGAAGCAATTATGCCGATAACACAATCATTCATATGTAGAGAACGTGCTGTTAGAGTGAGTGCAACATCATACACGATTGCAAACATTCCTAATCCAAACACTGAGCAAGTGTTCGCAAACGGTGTGCTTCAAAACTTTGGTCCAGATAACGACTATACGCTGTCTGGTAAAAACATCACATTCAATAGAAACATTGAATCAGATGAAGTTATTCTCGTCAATTATATCTTAGACGTTTTTGTTGCTCCACCTGAAGATCCCACTATAACGGGAAAAGGTCTTGAAAGCAGAAAGAATCTTATTCACTGGTGCTTGCGCAAACTTGGAGCACCTGTAATTGATATCAACGTTGATGAAGACCAAATTGAAGATCGCATTGATGAAGCTCTCTTATACTTCAGAGACTACCATTTTGATGGTGTTGAGCGTGTGTATCTTCGTCATCAAGTTACTGCATCAACTCTTAAACTAGACACACCGTTCACCAACGAGATACAGAAAGGTGCAACAATTATTGGTCAAACATCTGGTGCAGCTGGATATGTATATGACAAGTATGTTGATGGCACAACAATTCGTTTTAAACATTTAACTACAGCACGTTTTGTTAAAGGTGAAACTGTATCAATTGATAGCACATCAGATACATTTCAGATACAAAACTCTGATGTGGCTGTTACACTTGGTGATGTTGACAACCACTACATCACTCTCAGTCAAAAAGTATTGAGTGTAACAAACATCATTCCACAAGAATCATCTTCTATTGGTGGCAATCTTGGTGGTATGTTTGACTTTCAATACCAGTTTGCGTTGAACAACATGTTCAATCTTGCATCGACAGACTTGATCACATATGACATCTACCAGCGATACATCTCTCAGTGGGAATTCATGTTCAGAGGTGCTCGCGGAATCAGATTCAACAGAAAGACTGATAGAATTGAACTAGACATTCAAGACTGGATTGTTGACCAGTATATTGTTCTTGAGTGTTGGTCTGCTCTTGATCCATCCACATTCACAGAAATTTACACAGATGAATTTGTGCGTGAGTATGCATACAGTCTTATCAAACAACAATGGGGTGCAAACTTAAAGAAGTTTTCCGGCATCTCATTGCCTGGTGGTGTGCTTCTCAACGGTCAACAGATTTACGATGAGGCTACAGCTGAACTTGAAAAACTTAGAGAGCGTGTTCGCAAAGAATTTGAGTTGCCGCCTGACTTTTTGGTAGGATAGTTTGTGAGCAGCAATAAGTATTTTAATCTTTATCACCAAAAGCAAGAGCAAAGTCTTCTCAACGATCTTGTTGAAGAGTCTGTTCGTATTCACTCTATTCAAGGCATTTACATTCCACGCGAGTTGAGTGACAATGTTGATCCATTGTTTCGTGAAGATATTTTAAGCAAATTTAATGACTATCACCACGTTGATCTTTACATCAAAAATGTAGAAGCATTTGAAGGTGATGGTGACATTTTTAGAAAGTTTGGTCTTGATATCAAGAACCAAATTACATTTTCAATATCTCGTAAGAGTTTTGCAAAGATCTTTGGTCGAGAAATGTCGCGTCCTCGCGAAGGTGACTTGATCTACATACCTTTGAGCATTGCAGATGCACTTTATGAAATACGTTTTGTTCTTGAAGATAGTGTGTTTTTTAGTTTAGGTGAATTCTACTTGTTTGACTTACAGTGTGAGCAAGCTGCATTTGAAGATGAGAACATCAAGACTGGCATTGAA